GCAAAGCTATCAAAATCCAAATGAAAACCATCGAAGAACTACACGAAGAAGCCGCCGACAACCTAGCCTCATGGCGTGCCTCGCAATTCCACCGCTCTGCGCTTTGCTTTGTCATCGCGCTGATTATCGCGGCACTCGCTTTTGCCAGCTTGATTTAATAATATGAGCGCGTGGAAACAATACGCCGTTACAGCAAAGCCAAACGGTATGGCTTCGGGACGGATAATTACACCGGCTTCTTTGCGAGTTCGATTCTCGCCGCGCTCCTTGCTTTAACAAATGAACTAACAAAACACCAAACCAAACCAATGAGCGAAAATAACCACGAAAAAGCCGCACTCGAAGTATGGGGCGCGATTCCATACGAAAGGCGTCAGACTACAACTCGCGCAGACTTCATCACCGCGTTCACCCTTGGCCGCGTGTCAATGAAAGCGTGCTTTGACAATGCGGAACTACTTCGCGCCGATGATGAGCCGAAACCTTTCACCCCTGAACAAACAAACCAATAACAAAGAATACCAATGACAAAACTTAAAGCAAAAACACCCGGCGAAACACCGCCCGGACACATCAAACAACTTCTCTTCGGGCCTAGCGGCGTCGGGAAAACATGGTTTGCACTGTCCTTCCCCAAGCCCTACTACATTGACACGGAGGGAGGCGCAGACCTCGCGCACTATCAAAAGCGGCTGGCGAACGCTGGCGGCGTCTATATGGGGCCAAATGAAGGCACCTTAGACTTTGACACGGTGATCGGACAGATGCAGGCGCTCGCCACCGAAAAGCACGATTACCGCACGCTAATTATTGATAGCGTCACAAAGCTCTATCAGACTTGCATCGCAAACGAAGCGGAGCGACTTGGAGACAAGGACGCTTTCGGGGCATCGAAGAAACCAGCCGTCGCCAATATGCGCCGGATGATTTCATGGGCAATGCGCCTAGATATGAACGTGCTTTTTGTCGCCCACGAAACAAACGAATGGGGGCTGAATCCAAAGAGCGGCCAGCGCGAAGAAATCGGCAAGTTGCCGGATATTTTCGACAAGCTCATTTACGAGTTGGATTTGACATTGCACCTTCAAAAGCGCGGGCCGCAACGTGTCGCAATCGTTCGTAAGTCTCGCCTCATTGGATTTCCAGAGTCCGATACATTCCCGCTTGAATACGCTGACTTTGCATCGCGCTACGGCAAGGACTTCATTGAAGCCGAGAGCAAGCCAATCGTGCTCGCTAGCGCGGAACAGGTAGCAGAAATCACGCGCCTCTTGGACGTAGTGAAGCTCGCAGATGGCGAGTTTGAAAAACTACTCACCAAGGCCAGCGCAGACAGCATCCAAGAACTGAACGAAGAACAAGCGGCAAAAACGCTCGCTTGGCTGAATAAGAAAATCACCAACTAAACTAACCAAAAATAACCATGCAATTCACACCGAAAACTGTAAAGGAACTACAACAGGAAGCCGAGCGGCTTTTATTGCCAGCGCGCAAAGAACCGTATCCCGCAACCGTAGAATCAGCCGTTGATAAAAAGTCGAAAAGCGGGAACGAAATGATCGAAATCAAGCTCAGGGTGTATTCCGATGACGGCTCGCATCGAATCGTGACCGACTACCTCATGGAAGCAATGGCACACAAACTGTTTCACTTCGCAGAGGCAACTGGAAATATGGATAAATACGAGTCGGGCGCGCTTTCGTCCGATGACTGCGAAGGCAAAGAGCTATTCGTGAAAATCGGGATTGACCCTGCGAATGGAAACTTTGCCGCAAAAAACGTGGTAAAGGATTACGTTTCTCCGCAATCGGAATCGAGACGCGCGGCGACACAAGAAGAACCAAAGGAAGCGCCGAAAGCCGCGCCAAAGTATGCGCCGAAACCGCCGAAAGGTGCCGACTTGGATGTTTTGGCAGATTCAGAGATTCCATTTTGATATGAACCACTTTCCCGCCGTGCCTATGCTGGCCGATTTGCCCCATTGGAAATTTCCGATGGAAAGCAACGAAGCGAGTGAGAGCAGTCAAGAGCCTAGAATTAGGAATGACCGGTCGCAAACCGGACTCACTTGGCGGCGGGAATCTTTTAAATAAAACACCATGAGCATCCTCAAACCAGCCAAACCACGCCAAGAGCGAACCACAGGAAGCGCGGCGTCTCACCGCACGGCGGGACGCAAGCGCAAAGAGACTGACAACTATTTCCTAGATGCAATCTTTGGAAACAAAGGCGCGAGGAAAGACAGATGGGAAAGGAGAATCAAATGAAACGCAACGGACACGAATATATTGAGCCGGGACTAGGTGGGCATCCTCGCCTAACCCGTGAAGAACGAGGAGGCGGATCGGCTTCTGTAAATATCGCTTGTGACCACTTCCTGAGACGGCGCGGAATGGCGAAAGTAGATTTTAGCACGATTCAACAACCGACGAAGAAAACCAAATGAACCATCCCGAACTAGACTTTGCGCGATACCCAAGCGCGCCAGGATACAAGCGCGGCGGCACATCCAAGGCGGCTGCTGATTCGATGCGCGAGAAAGCGCCCACGTTGCGGCAAAAGGTGCTAGACGTTCTCTTTCATCAAGACCTGACCGCTGACGAGTGCGCGGCGGAAGTTGGCAAGTCGCTTTTGTCAATCCGACCTCGCCTGACTGAATTGCTCGCGCTTGGCAAGATTGCCGACACGGGAGAGACGCGGACGAACGATAGCGGCAAGAAGGCAACCGTGTGGCGCGCAGTATGAACCCGCACACAATCCGCCGCCTTTTTCCTCACGCATCTCAATCACTAATCGCCGCAAATGAACAAGACTACGGAAAACCTTACATTCAAAGTGATGGGCAGATTGCCAAGCTGGAACGCGCTGCTTGCGATGAACCATTGGCAGCGAGCAAAGGAAAAAAAGAAGCATCTGGAAGAGTTCATTTCAAGTTTATCTCTGTCCGAAAACGCCTTATCGATCCCGATAATGTTAGCGTTAAATGGTTGCTCGACTGTTGCCGACGCATCGGCCTTGTTGCGGGAGATGAGCACGACAAAATCACGCTCGAAACCGCGCAACGCAAAGCCGCGAAAGGCGAGGAAGAGCACACGCAAATCACGATAACCTACCCATAATTTAACGTCCCTGACTAAACCTAGTCCTGCCGAGTCTGCTGATTTATCTTGCAATAAAAAGGATTCGCGCTAGATTTTTCACATCCGCAATCGCGGTTCTTCGTTTATCCCGATGAAAAAACTAATACAAATGACGCCGCGTGCCGCAACTGTTTCCAGTGCGGGGATAACGCGCGGCGTCGCCTGTAAATCACATAACAAATTTAACCGCGCTGCTCAAATGAGCCAATCGTGTTCTTCCCGTTCTGGGTGTTTCGCCAACGCGAGACAAAATAAAAACGGGTGGGATAAAGTAAGCATGATTGCAAAATCCGCACAAAGCGGAGGATGGCGCGACCTCTTTCAAAAATGAAAACCATACCGCTCACGCTAGGAAAAGTCGCAATAGTAGATGATGAAGATTTTGAGCATCTAAATCAGTTTAAGTGGAGCGCGATAAAGGATGGAAACATTTTTTACGCACGTCGAGGCACGATAAACGGAAGCACTAAATCAATGCACAGGGAGATACTTTTTCCGCTGCCGGGATTTCATGCAGATCATATAAATGGAGACGGGCTTGATAATCGCAGAAGAAATCTGCGCATTGTAACGAACCAGCAAAATCAAATGAATAGAGGCGCGCAGAAAAACAATAAGCTAGGCGTAAAGGGCGTTTCGTTTCATTCAAGGAAGAAAAAATATCAATCGCAGATAAAAGCAAATGGAAAAGTAATTGCGCTTGGGTATTTCAAAACCGTCTCAGAAGCATCAGATGCCTATAAAAAAGCATCCGCTAGATTTTTCGGAATATACGCAAACCAATGAAAACCAAAACGCCAAGACGCGAGACAATATGACTGAACCAATACACATCATCAGTTGCGGTGCTGGCTGGCAAAGTTCCGTTATGATGCTCATGGCTGCAAGGGGCGACTTTAAAGACGGTGAGGGGCAAGTAATTCGCGTTTCCCATGCTATATTTGCCGATACAAAAGCCGAGCCTGAGTCCGTAATGAAATGGCTGGACTGGCTAGAAAAGGAAGTGCAATCGCTTCCTTTTCCATTCCCGATTCATCGCGTTAGTTCTGGCTCACTAGAAGAAGATGAAACCCGTGTTCGTGTTAGCGGAAAAAGCGGCAAGCGATACATGAAAGGCTCAATTCCGGCGTTTGTTCTTAATCCAGAAGGAACGAAAGGATTGCTTGGTAGAAAATGCACGGCTGACTATAAGATAGTTCCTATTCAGAAAAAGGTGCGCGAGATTGTCGGAATTAAGCGGGCCGGAAAAGGGATTGTTTATGCTAAAATGTGGATTGGAATATCAACGGACGAGTGCCACCGCATGAAGCCAAGCCGTGTTGATTACATTGAAAATGTATGGCCGTTAATTGACGCTGGAATTTCGCGCCGAAAGTGCGGCGAATGGATGAAAGTAAATGGCTATCCAGAGCCGCCCAGAAGCGCGTGCGTGTTTTGTCCGTTTCACGGAGATGCCGAGTGGCGGCGGCTTAAGGACAGTGAACCGACTGAGTTTGCGCGAGCCGTTGCGTTTGAGAAAAAAATGCACTTAGCGCAGAAGTCTCAAGATACATTGAGAGGCGTCCCGTTTTTACACTCATCCTGCATCCCCTTGGGTGATGTTGATTTCCACAATGCCAAAGCCAAACAGCAACTTGAAATGTTCGGCAACGATTGCGAAGGACTTTGCGGCGTATGACACCCGAAGAAAAAGCCGAACACGCGCACCTGATTAACCTGTGGAATTGCACGGAACCCATGACGCCCGAACAACTCGAAAGACTTGAACAACTTGACGAACTTGCAAAACATGAAAACACGAACTAAACGCGAAAGCCACGCCAAGATGATGCTTGGCCTCGCAATGACAAGGCTTGCCCGCCTTAACGCTGGCACGGCGCAACTCCACGAAATCACGATTGCCGCGAAGGAAGTCGAGCGGTGGAAACAAGCCTTGTCGGACGAATCTTTGCCGCTGATACCAGCGCGGAAGTGACGCCTAGCTAAAACCTAGCAATCATAAACACTTGAAACCAATATGCTTAAAACAAATGTTCAACTTTGTTCAACAAATAACTTGAACACGCGCAGAATATCCTATACTAGACGCCTTATGTTCGCCAAAGTTTTCTCTCAAATCTTCGATTCCTCCATAGCCGAAAGTCACGAAGTTAGGCACATCTTCATGGACTTGCTTGTATTGGCAGACGCCACGGGAGTTGTGGACATGACAATGCACGCGATTAGCAGGCGAATCAATGTCCCGCTTGAAAGCGTGAAGGCGGCACTTGAAAAGCTGGCAAGCCCTGACCCGCTTTCACGATCTGCTAAAGAGGATGGACGGCGCATCGTTTTGATTGACTCGCACCGCGACTGGGGCTGGCAGATCGTGAACTACGAGCACTACCGAAAGACGCAAGACGAAGAGGCGAGGCGGTCTTATTTCCGCGACTATCGAAAGGCAGAAAGGGGAAAAGCCTCTGATAAGAAGAAAACAAGTTCAACTCCGTTCAAGTCTGTTCAACATTGTTCAACTCCGTTCAAAAATGTCACACAGGGAGAGGGAGAGGAAAAAGCAGAAGGAGAAGCAAAAGAAGAGGGAGTAAGAGAACCATCCCAAAGCAGCATCGTCGAATCTGCGCCCTCTCTCGCTGACTTTTTGAAAAAGACAAGATCGCTTGGAGTTCCTGACCAATTCGCCGAATTAAAGTATCATTGGAAATGCGAGAAGGGATGGAATCACAAATGGGAGCCGTTCGCTCAACAAGTTCTAATCTGGTATCGTTCCGGCCCTCAAAATAATCAGCCCGCGCCAAAGCCTCGCTCAGTCGGCATCAAAGAAACCCCGATGGACAAGCTGCTGCGCGAAAACGAGGAAATGTTCGCAGACGGCGTGCATCCTGACAAATGGCGCGCAGCAAACCCCGGCAAAGACTACATCAAATGCAAACCTTAGACTCATTCCTTCCTGACATTCAAAGGCTTTTGCCACAATGCGCGGAGACAGAAAAGGCCATTCTGTCGTCGCTAATGCTTTCACCCGTGGAAGTGTATGCCATGTGCAGCGAACAAGGAATTTCCGCTGACTTTTTCCATATTCCAGCCCATGCAACCACATACGGCGTTTTGGCTTCACTCGCGCAAGATTCAAAGCCATTCGACTTCATCACGGTCACTGGCGCACTGCGCGATGCCGGAAAACTGGAAAGCGTAGGAGGCGCGCCATTCATCACCGAGATTGCAACGTTTTTGCCAACGGCGGCGAATGTGCAATACTACCTAGACATTTTGCGCGAAAAGCATCTGATGCGTCAGATTATCCGCGTTGGCACTCATTTTGCCGCCAGAGCATACACAGACACTGAAACGGCGGAAAACCTCGCGCATGAGGCGCACAGCGCACTCACTGGCCTATTGGTAAAGAAGTCTAAACGCCAAACGGTGAAGGAAACCATCCTCGAAATCGTGAAGGAGCTTGGCAGCGGCGAGGCGGACGGCGAGATTGTCAAGACGGGCGTAATCGGAGTGGACGGCGTGCTCGACCTCTACCGGGGCGATTTGCTCATCATTTCCGCGCCTACCAGTTGCGGAAAATCGGCACTGGCAAACCAAATCCTAATCACGGCGGCGGTGGAAAACGGCAGTCGAGTGGCTTTCTATCCGCTCGAAATGCGCCAGAAACAGACGCTAAAGCGCGCTATCGCCGTGCGGAGCGGGAACAATCCGAAGTATGTCCGCACGCTGCTAAACAACGCCAAACATCCCGAAGCGCAGAGCTACGCCGATGCCGCTGCCAAAAGCCTTGTGGACGCTTGCGCTGATTTGATCAAAGCACCGATCCACATGAGGGACGATCTCTATTCGCTGGAAGCCATCATTGCCGACATTCGCGCAGAGCATGGCGTTCGCCCCTTCGATTTCATCTGCATTGACTACCTGCAACTCATTCGATGCCAAGGACGATTCGAGCGGAGGCAACTTCAAATTGCAGAAATTACGCAACGACTAAAAATGACGGCGAACGAAATGAATTGCGTCGTAATCGTGCCAAGTCAGCAATCCCGCGACGGCTCAACAAGGGAGGCGCAAGACGCCGAAATGGACGCTTCATCGCTTATCAAAATCCACGCGGATACCGAGAGCGGGGACGTGAAGCCGGGGCGAATTGAAATCTGGAAACAGCGCGAAGGGGCGAGACACGTTGACTTGAAGCTGAAATTCAACGGATTGCTTACTCGATTTGAACCCGAAACATAAAAATGGAAACTAAAAACAGACTATTGACAGCACTTGTCAGCATCCCGCCAGAGCGCAATCCACACAAGCGCGAGGCCGCCGTGCAAGCCCGCATTGCAGCCATGATGCGCGCCCTTGTGTCGCGCCCGCCAATTAACCCAAATCCATGCCGTCCACCGAAACCATAGAAAGCCTGCGCGCAGAGATTGCCGCACTTACCGCCGAGCGCGATACGCTACTGCAAAAGCATCGCGCAGTGTGCAAGGCGTGTGCGCTTCTCGATACCGATCCGGCTTCTACAATCGAAGCGTTCCTAGCCAAGCACTCAAAGAAATCTGCAACCTAATCAACGAAATATGAGCACGCCACAACGCCGATACGAATACCACGCCGATCGCGCACTTGACCGCGACCTTGCCGAGACAATCGCCGCCGCTTGCTGCGAGCATTGCGGGCGCGAGCTTGTGAATGACAAGTGCGAGAAGTGCGAGAAATCTTTAGAGAACCACGAATGAAAACCGATCTACTAGACATCCGCCACGCCGACTGCATGGACATGATGCGCGAGTTTCCCGACAAGCACTTTGATCTGGCGATTGTTGATCCGCCGTATGGAATGGGCGAAGCAGCATGGAGCGGAGGCGGTGTGCTTGGTTCTCGTAAATACATTCAGGCATATCGAGAGAAGCAATGGGACAATGCCACGCCTGATGCTTCTTTCTTCGCGGAGCTTATGCGAGTATCTGTGAATCAGATCGTATGGGGGGG